AGGAGAGCTCCTTACGCGTTGAGAAGGCTGCTAAGGAGTTCGAAGCTCTAATACGTGCTGAGGAAGAGCTTGTGAAAGAAAAAGAAAAAGAGCTGATGGAGCCTTTGATCAGTATATTCAAGGTAAATGTAATGTGCTTACCTATTGAGGATCAAATGGAAATACTCTCTAAACCTGTTGGAGAGCAAGAGGCCTTCGAAGAGTTAAAGGTGGAGAGCTTACGTGAGAAGCTTCTGAAGGACCTATCTGAGGGGAAGTTTAAAGATCCTTTTATGTATGGAGACTTTCGGGAGCTTCTGAGATAAAATTATCTGAGAAGTATAAGAAAGCAAGACGACTGCTCCTGTTGTGGAATCGTGTCCGCAGGGATTGGAAGGCTCAGACAACTGCGCTCTCTGAAAACTCTGCGGATAAGATTTCACTTCTGGAGAAACGGAGGAAAGCTTGGCAAGAGCGGAAACCGCTGGCTGACATGTTTGGAAGGTCTCGGGAGGAATATGATTTATCTGATGAGGTAAAGAAGATTACAATTGAGAAGGCTCTAAACAAAGATCTAGGCGTTGTCATTGAGAAGGAGACTAATTATCTTCCTAGGCCGTTTACGTACAAGAGAGCACTTAGCCAACAGGAGAGGAGAATGCTTCCACTCCCTATTACATCAAAATGTAAGTGGGTGGGACTTACTCCCTTCCCGATTGGTGGTAGGCCACAGAAAGTGCGTGAGCCACTAGGATGGTATGATGGTTTCCTTAATTCTCCTGAGCTAAGAGGAGATCCCGTTCTGAGTAGTCGTATCGAGCTTCTAGGAAACTATTCACGTTACACCCTGATTGAGGGGGGATGGGCGACCAATCGCACACTTTTAGTGGATATGGCTCAAGAGCCCGCCATTAAGAACGTGCTAACAGTGGAAGCGCTTTTGGAGAGTAGTTTTAAGAGATATGATAAGTTTGGTTTCCCTGAAATCAACTGTGACATCTCTAAAAGCTGGCTCTGGAGTGTTACCATGAATAAGATTGCATTTCCCGGAACTTTTACATCTCAGGTGTTTGGGGGTACCAAGGAAAAGGCTTATGGTGGAATGGTTGAAACTGCACGACGGATTTGGGACAAAATAGTGACTTCCAAAAATGGCATATGTGATCTTAGTGTCTGGGCCGTTGGCGGCAGGGCACGAAGACAGGATATGTCCAAGGGAAAAACACCTGAGTCACGAATTGTGTTGATGCCCGAGGGG